GGGGACCGGAATCCGTCGGAAGTTCGCCTGCTGGTTCAGATACAGCGTAATGGTGGCTGGGTGACGGAAAAAGACATCACCATTAAGGGCAAAACCACCTCGCAGTATCTGGCCTCGGTGGTGGTGGATAACCTGCCGCCGCGCCCGTTTAATATCCGGATGCGCAGAATGACGCCGGACAGCACCACAGACCAGCTGCAGAACAAAACGCTCTGGTCGTCATACACCGAAATCATCGATGTGAAACAGTGCTACCCGAACACGGCACTGGTCGGCGTGCAGGTGGACTCGGAACAGTTCGGCAGCCAGCAGGTGAGCCGTAATTATCATCTTCGCGGGCGCATTCTGCAGGTGCCGTCGAACTATAACCCGCAGACGCGGCAATACAGCGGTATCTGGGACGGAACGTTTAAGCCAGCATACAGCAACAACATGGCCTGGTGTCTGTGGGATATGCTGACCCATCCGCGCTACGGCATGGGGAAGCGTCTCGGTGCGGCGGATGTGGACAAATGGGCGCTGTATGTCATCGGCCAGAATTGCGACCAGTCGGTGCCGGATGGCTTTGGTGGCACGGAGCCGCGCATCACCTGTAATGCCTACCTGACCACACAGCGCAAGGCGTGGGATGTTCTCAGTGATTTCTGCTCGGCGATGCGCTGTATGCCGGTATGGAACGGGCAGACGCTGACGTTCGTGCAGGACCGACCGTCGGATAAGGTGTGGACCTATAACCGCAGTAATGTGGTGATGCCGGATGATGGCGCGCCGTTCCGCTACAGCTTCAGTGCCCTGAAGGACCGTCATAATGCCGTTGAGGTGAACTGGATTGACCCGGATAACGGCTGGGAGACGGCGACAGAGCTTGTTGAAGATACGCAGGCCATTCTCCGTTACGGTCGTAACGTCACGAAGATGGATGCCTTTGGCTGTACCAGCCGGGGGCAGGCACACCGCGCCGGGCTGTGGCTGATTAAAACGGAACTACTGGAAACGCAGACCGTGGACTTCAGCGTGGGTGCGGAAGGGCTTCGCCATGTGCCGGGCGATGTCATTGAAATCTGCGATGATGACTATGCGGGGATCAGCACCGGCGGGCGCGTGCTGGCGGTGAACAGCCAGACCCGGACGCTGACGCTCGACCGTGAAATCACGCTGCCATCCTCCGGTACCACGCTGATAAGCCTGGTTGACGGAAGTGGCAATCCGGTCAGCGTGGAGGTCCAGTCCGTCACCGACGGCGTGAAGGTAAAAGTGAGCCGTGTTCCTGACGGCGTTGCCGGATACAGCGTATGGGGGCTGAAGCTGCCGACGCTGCGCCAGCGCCTGTTCCGCTGCGTGAGTATCCGTGAGAACGACGACGGCACGTATGCCATCACCGCCGTGCAGCATGTACCGGAAAAAGAAGCTATCGTGGATAACGGGGCGCACTTTGACGGCGACCAGAGCGGCACGGTGAATGGTGTCACGCCGCCAGCAGTGCAGTACCTGACTGCCGAAGTCACCGCAGACAGCGGGGAGTATCAGGTACTGGCCCGCTGGGACACGCCGAAGGTGGTGAAGGGCGTGAGTTTCATGCTTCGCCTGACCGTGGCAGCGGATGACGGCAGTGAGCGGCTGGTCAGCACGGCCCGGACGACGGAAACCACTTACCGCTTCACACAACTGGCTCTGGGGAACTACAGGCTGACAGTCCGGGCAGTAAATGCGTGGGGGCAGCAGGGCGATCCGGCGTCGGTATCGTTCCGGATTGCCGCACCGGCAGCGCCGTCGCGGATTGAGCTGACGCCGGGCTATTTTCAGATAACCGCCACGCCGCATCTTGCGGTTTATGATCCGACGGTACAGTTTGAGTTCTGGTTCTCGGAAAAACGGATTGCGGATATCAGGCAGGTTGAAACCACAGCACGCTATCTTGGCACGGCGCTGTACTGGATAGCCGCCAGTATCAATATCAGGCCGGGCCATAATTATTATTTTTACGTTCGCAGTGTGAACACCGTTGGCAAATCGGCATTCGTGGAGGCTGTTGGTCAGCCGAGTGATGACGCATCCGGCTATCTGGATTTTTTCAAAGGCGAGATAGGGAAAACCCATCTGGCTCAGGAGCTGTGGACGCAGATTGATAACGGTCAGCTTGCGCCTGACCTGGCTGAAATCAGGACGTCCATAACGGATGTCAGCAATGAAATCACACAGACCGTCAATAAGAAACTGGAAGACCAGAGTGCAGCGATCCAGCAGATACAGAAGGTTCAGGTTGATACAAATAATAATCTGAACAGCATGTGGGCTGTGAAGCTGCAGCAGATGCAGGACGGACGCCTTTATATCGCGGGTATCGGTGCCGGTATTGAGAACACCCCCGACGGCATGCAGAGTCAGGTGCTGCTGGCGGCAGACAGGATTGCGATGATTAATCCTGCAAATGGCAACACAAAACCGATGTTTGTTGGTCAGGGTGATCAGATATTCATGAATGAAGTGTTCCTGAAATATCTGACGGCTCCCACCATTACCAGCGGCGGTAATCCTCCTGCATTTTCCCTGACACCGGACGGAAAGCTGACCGCTAAAAATGCAGATATCAGTGGCAGTGTGAATGCGAACTCCGGGACGCTCAACAACGTTACGATAAATGAGAACTGTCAGATTAAAGGGAAACTGTCAGCCAACCAGATTGAAGGCGATATTGTCAAAACAGTGGGTAAGGCTTTCCCGCGGGACTCCCGGGCACCGGAGCGGTGGCCATCAGGGACCATTACCGTCAGGATTTATGACGATCAGCCTTTTGACAGGCAAATTGTTATTCCGGCGGTGGCATTCTGCGGCGCTAAACATGAGCGGGAGAATAACGATATTTATTCGTCATGCCGCCTGATAGTGAAGAAAAATGGTGCTGAAATTTATAACCGTACCGCGCTGGATAATACGCTGATTTACAGTGGTGTTATTGATATGCCAGCTGGTCACGGCCACATGACGCTGGAGTTTTCGGTGTCAGCATGGCTGGTAAATGACTGGTATCCCACAGCAAGTATCAGCGATTTGCTGGTTGTGGTGATGAAGAAAGCCACCGCAGGCATCAGTATCAGCTGAATTTTATAACCCATATACGGGCGCCAGAAATGGCGCCTTTTTTATTGCAGAAAAGCGAGAGGTAATTATGCGTAAAGTTTGTGCAGCCATTTTGTCCGCAGCCATCTGTCTGGCCGTATCCGGTGCGCCTGCATGGGCGTCTGAGCAGCAGGCCACACTGAGCGCAGGGTATCTTCATGCCCGTACGAACGCTCCCGGCAGCGATAATCTGAACGGGATTAACGTGAAATACCGTTATGAGTTTACGGACACGCTGGGGCTGATTACGTCATTCAGTTATGCCAACGCTGAAGATGAGCAAAAAACGCATTACAGCGATACCCGCTGGCATGAAGATTCCGTGCGTAACCGCTGGTTCAGCGTGATGGCGGGGCCGTCTGTGCGCGTGAATGAATGGTTCAGCGCGTATGCGATGGCGGGTGTGGCTTACAGCCGTGTGTCGACTTTCTCCGGGGATTATCTGCAGGTGACCGACAATACGGGGAAAACGCACGATGTGCTGATCGGAAGTGATGACGGTCGCCACAGCAACACGTCTCTGGCGTGGGGGGCTGGCGTGCAGTTTAACCCGACCGAATCCGTGGCCGTTGATGTCGCTTATGAAGGTTCCGGCAGTGGCGACTGGCGCACTGACGGTTTCATCGTGGGTGTCGGTTATAAATTCTGATTAGCCAGGTAACACAGTGTTATGACAGCCCGCCGGTTCAGGCGGGCTTTTTTGTGGGGTGAATATGGCAGTAAAGATTTCAGGTGTACTGAAAGACGGCACAGGAAAACCGGTACAGAACTGCACAATCCAGCTGAAAGCAAAACGTAACAGTACCACGGTGGTGGTGAACACGCTGGCCTCAGAAAATCCGGATGAAGCCGGGCGTTACAGCATGGACGTTGAGTACGGTCAGTACAGCGTTATTCTGTTGGTGGAAGGATTCCCGCCGTCACATGCCGGGACCATCACCGTGTATGAAGATTCCCGACCCGGTACGCTGAATGATTTTCTCGGTGCCATGACGGAGGATGATGCCCGTCCTGAGGCACTGCGCCGTTTTGAACTGATGGTGGAAGAGGTGGCGCGTAACGCGTCCGCGGTGGCACAGAACACGGCAGCCGCGAAGAAGTCAGCCAGCGATGCCAGCACATCAGCCCGTGAGGCGGCAACCCATGCGACTGATGCTGCAGGCTCAGCACGCGCAGCCAGCACGTCAGCCGGACAGGCTGCTTCGTCGGCTCAGTCAGCGTCTTCCAGCGCAGGAACGGCATCAACAAAGGCCACTGAAGCATTAAAAAGTGCTGCCGCTGCAGAGTCCTCAAAAAGCGCGGCGGCTACCAGTGCCGGTGCGGCGAAAACGTCAGAAACGAATGCGGCAGCGTCACAACAATCAGCAGCCACTTCTGCATCCGCCGCGACCACGAAGGCGTCAGAAGCAGCCACCTCAGCCCGGGATGCGGCGGCCTCAAAAGAGGCAGCGAAATCATCAGAAACGAACGCATCATCAAGCGCCAGTAGTGCCGCTTCCTCGGCAACGGCGGCAGGCAATTCCGCGAAGGCGGCAAAGACGTCTGAGACAAACGCCAGGTCTTCTGAAACGGCAGCGGGACAGAGCGCCTCGGCTGCGGCAGGCTCAAAAACAGCGGCTGCGTCGTCTGCCAGTGCCGCGTCAACAAGTGCCGGGCAGGCCTCAGCCAGTGCCACCGCCGCCGGAAAATCGGCAGAAAGCGCCGCATCGTCTGCTTCAACAGCCACAACGAAGGCTGGCGAAGCCACTGAACAGGCCAGCGCAGCAGCAAGGTCTGCTTCCGCAGCGAAGACATCCGAGACGAACGCGAAAGCGTCGGAAACCAGCGCAGAATCCTCAAAAACGGCTGCCGCATCGTCCGCCAGTTCGGCGGCGTCATCGGCATCATCGGCGTCTGCTTCAAAAGATGAGGCGACCAGACAAGCGTCCGCAGCGAAGGGCAGCGCCACGACGGCATCCACGAAGGCGACAGAGGCAGCTGGCAGTGCGACGGCGGCAGCACAGAGCAAAAGTACGGCGGAATCCGCGGCAACGCGCGCCGAGACAGCGGCAAAACGGGCAGAGGATATTGCATCCGCCGTGGCGCTTGAGGATGCAAGTACGACGAAAAAGGGGATAGTACAGCTCAGCAGTGCGACCAACAGTACGTCTGAAACGCTGGCGGCAACGCCAAAGGCAGTAAAATCAGCCTATGACAATGCAGAGAAACGTCTGCAGAAAGACCAGAACGGCGCTGATATACCCGATAAGGGACGCTTCCTGAACAACATTAACGCGGTCAGTAAAACAGACTTTGCTGATAAGCGTGGTATGCGTTATGTGCGGGTTAACGCTCCTGCAGGTGCAACATCTGGAAAATATTACCCTGTTGTTGTTATGCGTTCTGCTGGCTCAGTAAGCGAACTGGCATCAAGGGTCATTATCACCACGGCAACGCGAACCGCAGGCGATCCGATGAATAACTGCGAGTTTAACGGATTTGTTATGCCTGGTGGCTGGACTGACAGGAGGCGTTATGCTTATGGAATGTTCTGGCAATATCAAAACAATGAACGAGCCATCCACTCAATAATGATGAGTAATAAGGGCGATGATTTGCGCTCTGTGTTCTATGTTGATGGCGCTGCTTTCCCTGTTTTTGCGTTTATCGAAGATGGCCTGTCAATATCCGCACCTGGTGCTGATCTCGTTGTTAATGATACGACCTATAAGTTTGGGGCAACAAATCCAGCGACTGAATGTATCGCGGCGGACGTTATCCTTGATTTTAAGAGTGGGCGTGGTTTTTATGAGTCTCATTCGTTAATCGTTAACGATAACTTGTCGTGCAAAAAACTTTTTGCCACAGACGAAATTGTAGCGCGTGGTGGTAATCAGATTCGAATGATAGGTGGGGAGTATGGTGCATTATGGCGTAATGATGGCGCTAAAACTTACCTGCTGCTTACCAATCAAGGTGATGTTTATGGTGGCTGGAATACATTAAGACCGTTTGCTATTGATAACGCAACCGGCGAACTGGTTATTGGAACCAAACTGTCCGCAAGTCTGAACGGTAATGCATTAACAGCAACAAAGCTGCAAACGCCAAGACTGGTTTCTGGTGTTGAGTTTGATGGTTCCAAAGATATTACTTTAACCGCCGCGCATGTGGCTGCTTTTGCCAGAAGGGCAACGGATACGTATGCCGATGCGGATGGGGGCGTTCCATGGAATGCCGAATCAGGCGCTTACAATGTCACCCGCTCTGGCGACAGCTATATTCTGGTTAACTTCTATACCGGAGTCGGAAGTTGCCGGACCTTGCAGATGAAGGCACATTACAGAAATGGAGGTCTGTTCTACCGTTCCTCAAGAGATGGCTATGGTTTTGAGGAAGACTGGGCAGAAGTTTATACCTCGAAAAATCTTCCACCAGAAAGCTACCCAGTCGGTGCACCAATCCCGTGGCCATCAGATACCGTTCCGTCTGGTTATGCCCTGATGCAGGGGCAGACTTTTGACAAATCTGCATACCCGAAACTTGCAGCCGCTTATCCGTCAGGCGTGATCCCTGATATGCGTGGCTGGACGATTAAGGGCAAACCTGCCAGTGGTCGTGCCGTATTGTCTCAGGAACAGGACGGCATTAAATCGCACACCCACAGCGCCAGCGCATCCAGTACGGATTTGGGGACGAAAACCACATCGTCGTTTGATTACGGCACTAAATCCACGAATAACACCGGGGCGCATACGCACAGTGTGAGCGGTACAGCCGCAAGTGCCGGAAACCATACTCATAGTGTCACAGGCGCATCAGCAGTCAGCCAGTGGTCACAAAATGGGTCAGTACATAAGGTAGTGTCTGC